CTTTTTCATTAATACTGTTTACTAACTGCCCACGATTAATTTTTCTGAATGGTTTATTAAACAATCCAAAACATAAAGCATCCAATAGAGTAGACTTCCCTGCTCCATTAGATCCTACTATCAACGTTGCTGGACTTTGATCTAATTGTATTTCAGTCCACTGATCACCTGTGGAAAGAAAATTCTTCCACTTAATATTTTCAAATACAATCATTCTTTAGGTAGTGGAGGAATAATTAGGTCATCTTTTTTAACGATGGAATATGCATATCCAAATTTCTCGCAGTTAATTGCGACAGAATCAACATCAATATCCATCAATTCTAATGGTTTAGAATAATTATTTGATTCTAATAGAGTCATATAACGTTCTGCATCTGCTTCTTGTTCAAACATATGCACAGTTTTTATACTGCTTCTATTTTTAACAGCATAAACACCACCAGTTTTTTTATCTACTAGAATGAACATTACAGCTCCGATGCTTCCATGTACAGAGATCTCATAATGTCCTTGACATTACTCTTATCAACTTTAAGATCTATTTCATCTATGTAGTTATCAAGTAATGTCATAGTATCTTCGGTTTCCATATCCGAGCTACCATCTTCTAATTCAACACTAAGGTCTTCGATGATCTTGAGATCAGCAAGACCTATAGATTGAAGTTGCCTTACATTATAGTCGAATTTAGAGTGATCACCCTTATCTTCTACGATAAGTTTAACATAAGTACCCTTAATTTCTTCTTCATCAGGTATGGCAACCCCTCCATTATAATACAACTTATGGAAAGTGTCAAATGGATTCCTATAGAAAGTAGTTTTAAGAGTCTCTGTGTCAAAGACATGGAACCCTCTCTTACATCCATAATCATTCCAATATAATTGATAAGGATTACCAAGATAGTATATATTATCTTTGTTGCTTTTGGAATGGTAATGACCTGTGAATACTTTTTTAAATTTCTTATACTGAGACCTATCAGTCCCTGTCTCCATCACATGACCAGGATGAGCTTCAAAGCCGTTAAGCTCAAGATGGCCCATACAGACAGGTGCAGTACTTTCTGTGATGCTTCGTAAGGTTCTGTCTGAGTTATCATCACATATCCAAGGCAACAGAAGAATATCAAGACCACCAAAGTTACGGGTAGTAGGTTGATCGATGATATCGATGTTGTCATAGCTTCCCAATAATTCTGTTGGAGCATTAATCCTTAAAGTATTCTTGTAGTAGATATCATGATTACCTATTAGCATAGTCATATGACAACCCAATTCTTTAATAGGGTCAAACCACATATCCTTTGCCTGATCAAGAGACATGAAGTTAATGGATCTACGTTTATCAAACGTATCACCAAGACATATAATATCTTTTATTTTTGATACTCTTAAAAAAGGTATTACAATCTGACTATAAAACTTTTTATAATGATCCAGAAAATATTGATTATCATTCCTAACACCAAAGTGTTGATCAGTAATTAATAATACCTTCATCGCTTAGAGTTCATCTCAACACGATTTTTAATTCCTGCATAGTCACCATCATGACCATCAGTAGAAAATACATGATCGTATCCAGACTTCTCTAAAATCTTATCTTTGATATCCATTTGACGTTTCTCTTTAGCAATACGACGTAGGAAAGCATAATACACTATCTGTGTAAAATATGCAAATGGATTCTTACTTTTTGATGGATCGAAATTATCTATGTATTGTATACAATTTTCAATTCCATCACAGACCATATCATCTTTATACATGTAATTGATAAAGTTTGGTCTATAAGATAAGTGTGTTGCTATCTTTAAAAAACATCCACCAATATAATTATTCACACGAGGTTTAGGAAGACCCTGCTCCTCTGCATGTTTGACTTTCTCTTTATACTTTACGATAGCAGCAAGAAAGTCAGCATTATTAACATAATGTTGTTTCTTTTTAGGAGCAGCTTTCCTCATATTATGTTCTCCTTTCAGTGTTTCTATTGTAACAGGGCTTGACAAGATTGTCAATCACCTATAGACTAACCATGTCAAGGGTTCAGGGGTTATTATAAAGTCTTTCAAATATAGCTCGAGCCTCATTTACTTTTCCTAGATATCCAGGTACTTCTTTTATGTCTGCTCTTCTGCGTTGTTGACGTTTTACTTTTTCTTCACCAGTTTCCTGACCGCAGTCGGTTGATAAGAAAGTTTCGTACATTAACATTACTTCCTTACTCATCGATGCAACAGCAAGAATATCTTTTTCTCGTAATATAAAAAATTCTTCGTCGGAAAGTTGCATCCATTTGTGAAATCCTATTCCACGCATCATTTTATTCTCATCCAACTTCTTATCAATAATTTGTATACAAACAGGATCTTGTATAAATGCAAGACTTTCATTATTTTCAGAAGTTAATACAGCTTTACCTAGAACCTCTTCACCATTAATTAGTTTAAAGATCCCGTGAAATTCTTCATCATGTTTTACGTAAGTTATCATTTGCTTTGAGTTTAATCTCTACGATTTCATAATTAAATTTTTCTTCTCTGTAAATTTTGAGTCTTTCAAAGAGATGTAGGAGAGTATAATTCTTTCCATTATCTCTAGAAATATCATCAGCTATATCATATAGATTTGCTTTTACCTTGTCTCTACCAAGTCTGAGAACTCTTCCGATGGACTGGAGATTTCTGATTCTGGACTTGGAGGGACTGGCGAAGATGACGTTGTGCAACCTCCTAATGTTAATCCCAGTACTGAAAGTGCCATAACTGGCAACAATAATCGAGTCATCTTCATTTTCAACTAATCTCCGTATGTGTTCTCGGTCATCGACATCCACTCCACCATAAACAAAGTGTACAGGTTTGTCTGTGTGACTATTTATCATCTCATACAGGGGGTAACCGTGCCTTTCCACATAGTTGAATAGGACTAAAGTATTACCCTTTAAACTACAAGCAAGATTACGAATGAATTTATTTCTTTGTTCATGTTCTACAAGATAATCCATTTCATCTTGATACCCATCAAATATTTGTTCCTGATGTTTTAATACTAAGATTTGAACTTTTAATTTAGAAAGATGACCTTCTTCCATTAATCTATTTGTTTTAGTTACTTGAGAACATCTACCAAATAGTCCTTCTAATACTAATTGATTAACATTAGCACCATCTAATGTACCAGTAAATCCAATACGATACTTACATCCATGTAACTTAGACATAAGCGTCGTCAGAGATTTAGCCTTGAATAAATGTGCTTCATCACCTATAATGACATCAAATCTCTCAAACCATTTACGAGGTTGCTTATAGATGGATTGCCAAGTTGAGATAGTTACATAATGATTGGTATTCTTTGGTACACCTGCATAAATTTTATGACAGAATACATCTACTTTCCATCCATAACTTTCAAAATCAGTATACATCTGTTCAACTAAAGATGTAGTAGGAACTACAAGCAACACTCTTCTATTAGCATTCACATGAAATCTAGTTAATGCATAAATCATCAACGATTTACCAGAAGCTGTTGGTGACAGGAGTAGTCTTCGGTTATATCTTAAGGACTCATATATTGCCTTATATTGATAGTCACGAACCTTTACAGGTAAACGAAGTGACTTCACAAATCCAACTATAGATTCAGGAGTAATTAATTCATTCTGTTCTTCTGGGTGTCCGAATTCTTCATGCTCTTTGAATTCATATTGATACCCTCTTTCTTTTGCCCAGTCAGTAAAATAACTAACAAGACCACAATATATTTCACCAGTAGCAGGGGAATATAAATGTACCTTACCATCCCATCCTTTATATCTTTTCTTCCTCTGCATATACTTTGCAGATTCAACTTCAAAAGAAAAAAATTCTGCTGCCTCTTTATGAAGATGAGGTTCTGCTTCAACCTTTAGATAGACTTCATTCTTCTTACGTATAAGGAGGTCCATAATACCAAGCTACCAGCGATTTTCTCAAACCAGATGTAACAGAACGGACTCTATGCCATTGATCACTCTGGAAAAAAATAGCAGACCCAGGTTTCGGTTTAAAAGTATCGAATCTTGGATCTGTACCTGGTTTATATATCTCCAAATCAAAGTCGCCTCCTTCATAGTCATCATTAAGGAAAAGCGACATACTTATTTTTCTTATATTATTATATTTTTTACTATGTTGATCAACATGCCAATCATAGAATCCACCTGCAGGGTATATACCAAACTGAACAGGTTCTACTCCTTCAATTTTTATATTCCAACAAGACTTATTAACATAATCACATGCCTCTAATAGCAATCGATTTAAGTTATTATCATTAATCCATGTAACTTCTGATTTCCTTGGTGTCCTTCCCTTTGCTTCAGGAACATCACCATCTTCCCATTTTAAATTTGAATTACTAATAGCACGTTTAATTATTTGTAGAGCACGTGTATCAAATTCAATAATCTTGTAGGGACATCCGTATCGCATTACATACCACTTTGAAAACGCTCCCACTCAATAGCATTTTTTATTTGATAATTACGACTTTGTATCTGTCGTAAAACACCATCAAGAAAGAAGATCACTTGCTCTATGTAGTCAATCTTATACTGAAGTTTTCTAATCTCATCATCAGCACCAATAAACATTTTAATTTCATCGGTGGTTGTAAGTTTTAAATCAAAAGGCACCTCTTTATATACTGTAGAAGGTGCTTTTCCTTTATAATATATCCATTTGTCTCTAACAAGAGCCTTCATTTCAGACTCTCTATCTTTCTTCATTAAAGAAAATGTATTATAAAATTCCATATAACGCATATGGAGTTGAGGAATTCTTACAGATTCCTCACCATACCTATCAGGATCAATAACACTATCTTCTTTCCATTTATCCTGTAGTGTTTCCAGATTCATTATTTTCTAATCCATCTTGGTAGGTAGAATATCAACCAGGCAAGTGTCCAAAAGGTTACTAATACGATTATGTGTAGAACTCTGTGAGAGTTAACTATTAGTCCACAAGTTACTAATGATATCCATAACCAATCTAATGTTCCATGTAACCTCCACCACAACTTATCACCTAACTTCTTCATAACCTTATCTCTAAGTCTAGCGAAGAATGGTGATACGTGTCGCATCATAACAAACCCCTCATTAAAAAACATGAGAGTAAATCCAATCCAAAATATCATATACCTTGATCTTTAGTCTTCTCAAAAAATTCTTTCATAGATGATGAAACATCAGGTGGCTCTGGATAACCATACCCTTTAATCCTCATCCACTTCTG